GGTGCGGCAGCAGGATCGGGGACCACAGGCAGTATTCGTGATCGTCGACTTCCTCGTTCTCCAGGATGTCGTTACCGGCCATGAAGACGCGGCGCCACTCGGCGATACCGTCGCCGTCGAAGTCCAAACGCACGAAGCCGAAGAACAGCGTCAGCTGCTGCAGCGCGCCCTCGGCGCTGTCGGTCAGCGGCGCATCCGGATCGCGGTCGCTCAACATGCCGTCAGCCTGATAGTCCGACAGCGCCTCGACGCGGTCCTGCGCGAAGCCCATTTCGACCAGGTCGGAGCGCGTGTAGGTGCGCAGTTCGCCAATGGCGGTGACGTCGGCCAGCTTCTTCGCGCCGCGGGTGAGGATGAACGACTCGGGCGGCACGTTGTCGATGCGCACGCCGCGCGGGCCGCTGTCGACCACCAGCTCGACGTCGTGCAGCTGCAGCGCCGGGTCGGTTGGGTCGTCGTAGGCATCGTGCGTCGTGATCGTGATGCGCTGGTCTTGCATCAGGTTCGCCAGCTGCTGGTCGGTCAAGCCCTTGTACGCTTCCTTCTTGGTCTTGCGCGTAGCATCCCACCAGGCGCGCACGATGCCGACCTTGGACAGGAAACCGTCCTTGATCCAGGTGCTGAACGTGATGAAGCCATCGTTCTTGTTCTTGATCAGGTGGTTGATAACGTCGGTCGCCTGCTCGGCGTATTCCTCGTCACCCGGCGCCGCCGGCTCGAACTCGCAGATATTGTCGCCGGCGAAGAACGGCTCGAGCAGCGCGGGAAGGGTAGATTCGACGACCTCGAACACGTCCCAGCTCACCACCTTGCTGCGGCCCGGCACTTCGTTGCCCATCGGCTGGCCGTGGTAGTACGACAGGTTGCGCTCGCGGTCGGCGGCCAGCTGCGAGCCGGTCCACGCAGCGGACTCGCTCACCTGGTGGTCGACCGCACTGCGCAGCTCGTCGTCGGTCATTTTGGTCATACGATTCCCAGTGATTGATAGTTGAGGCTGCCGCCCCAGTCCTCGTTGCTCATCGCCTCAGCATTGATCGCGATGTAACGCAGGTTGTCGGCGCCGTGGCTCCACTCGTCGTGCAGTGGCGCGCCGGCTTCGTTCGTCTGCTTGTTGATGGCGCGGCGGTAGCGCTTCGCGCACTGCACGATGCGGGCAGCATTAGTCTTGTCGAAGTAGATGCGCGGGAAGGCCATGCGCGTCAGGCGGATACCGTCCTCGACGCTCATGCTCGGCGTGATGGCGACAGTCCAGCCCAAGGCCTGCATGATCTCTTCGGCGCTCTTGCCGGTCTTGAAGTCCTTGTTGCGCCCGTCGTGCGGCAGGAACAGCGTGCCCCAGTTCAGGTTCTTCGCCTTCAGCATCGCCGAGTAGTAGTCGAGCGTCTTGTGGCTGTCCTCGATGTTCTCGATGACGCGCAGCTCGGACGACTGCTTCTGCACCAGGCTGATCGACATCGCGTCATTCCAGCCCAAGTCGACTACCACGTGCACCTTCAGCAGCGGGTCGTACGGGACGTTGCAGATGCGCCGACCTTCGACAGCCTTGGTCACCTCGTCGTAGTAGATCGCGCCAGTGACAGCCGGCTTGCACTTGCCTTCCCAGATGTTCAGGTACTCGGCCTCGGGCAGCGTCGCCTTGGCGTGCAGCCGCTCCTTTTCCAGCACCTCGGGGAACCACGGGTTGTCCGTGTAGTTCATGTCGACGATGATCGCGCCCTCGGGCTGGTTCGTGATGAACCGGTCGTAGGTCTCGTCGGTGTCCAGCTCGGGATTGAACGTGATCCAGATCTCCGACCCGGGCTTGCGGATAGTCGGGATCAGCACCGACCAGGAGCGCTTGCTCACCGACTGGGCTTCCTCGACCCACACGATGTCGCAGCCTTCGAACGACTTGATCGAGTCGATGCTCTGCTCGGCCAGGCCGGCGAAGCTGAACTCGGTGCCGTTGGCGCCGCGGATCTCGGTCTCGAGAACCTGGTAGAAGCTGGTCAGGCCCAGCGCCTCGATCTGGTCTTTCAGCAGCTTGTGCACCGACTGCTTGATGGACTTCTGCACTTCGCGCGTGCACAGGATGCGCAGCTTGGTCGTCGAGCCCAGGATCAGCAGGGCTTTCGCCGCACTCCACGACTTCGCCGAGCCCCGGCCACCCTTGGCGCCCTTGTAGCGCGCCTTCTTCGTCAGCAGGAACTGCAGCTTTTCGGGGAAGTCAACGTTCATCGCCGGGCTTCACGAAGTTGATCTGCCAGTTCATGTCGACCGGGCCGCCGCCGTCGCCGGTGAGCTGCACCTTGGAGCCATATTTCTTCGGCTTCATCTTCTGCGCCGCTTCGACGCGGGCGTAGATGCGTAGCTTGGCCTTCTGGATCGATTCCTTATCGGCCTTGCAGTTGTCGGCGATGTCGACGATTTCTTCGATCTGTGCGTCGACGCGGTCGTCGGTGGCCAGCTCGTAGGCGGCCTTGAAGGTGGCGTGCTCTCGCAGCCAGCGGAACACCGTCGCTTTGCTCGGCATGCCTGGCCTCTTGCAGACCGTTCGCAGGGAGTCGCCATCCGCGATCGCCGCGCAGAACTTGTCAGCCAGTTCGGGCGTGTAGGTAGTCGCGGTCATAGGTCAGGAATAAAAAAAGCCCGGCACGCGGCCGGGCGAAGGGGCTGCTGTTCAGGCAACCCAGGAGACATGTTGTGGCGGCCGCGAGGGCCTCACGCGTTCAGCGCTTGACCACACGGCTGGCGACGGCCCGTTCATAGGGCTGCGCGTGCACTCGCGGGTTTCGTCTGCCCCCGGCAGGCTGACTCTATCCATCGCCATGCGTGTGGCGCCTCCGGAGAGGCAAGGTGTTGGTGCCGCTGCTGTTCCCGGCTGGTCAGAAGCTGGGCTTCGGTTATCGGTGGTGCCGGCGGTTGCGCGCGACGCCGCGCTTCTTCGCCGCGGTGCGCTGCTGCTGGGCCATGGAGATGCCGGCGCCCTTGCGGCCGTAGCGTGCCCCGACCAGGTCGGCATGTTGTTGAACAGGCCGCGGTTGCCGGGCTTGCTGGCGGCGGCCGCTGTGTGCACGACCTGATGCTGTGCAGCTGCGGGCGCGACGCCCGTGCAGGCGGCGAGGGCCAGGGCCATGGCGAAACCGAGGCGGCGGCGAATGGATCCGAACATGCTTTCTCCAGTGAGCGGAAACGAAAAAGCCCCGCGTCATTGCTGATCGCGGGGCTTCGGGATTCTTTCGGACGTACCAAGGGCTGCCACAAGGCAACCCACTGCTGTCCGATCGGAAAATGTTGTGAACAGGAATTTACTGCTGAGCTTTCCTGTTGTCAATAAATTTCGCTCAGGAACGTTGTTTGCCAATCTCCGCTGCGGCGCGGACGATGGCGCGGCGGGTAGCGGCGGAAGGGTCGGATGAGTGCGCCTCGACCTCGCAGACCTTGCTGTAGCCATCTTGCACCATTGCTGCAATCTCATTGCCAATCCTGGCGCCCGCCGTGAGCACATCCAGTTCCAGCTTCACCGCCAGCTCAAACGCATCGTCACCGAACTGCAGCGGGTTCCAGCCGTGCGCGGTCGACCCGTCAGCGAAGTGCAGGGTCGCATAACCTTCACCATCGACTTCCTCGAATCGGATGGCGCCGAGGGCACGACCGGCCAGTTCCAGCAGCTGGCGGTCGCCCTCGGGGATGTTCTTGCGTGGCGGCGCCGGCAGCTCGTCCAGGTCGTCGTATTCTTCCATCATCCCTGCCTCTCCGTTTTCTTTTCGACCACGGATCTTACCGTACGCTGCTCCCCGACCCCGCCAGCAGCAGCCTCGATCGCCGCCTGGGCGTCGCCAAGCCGCACATCATACTCACTGGTCGCGAAGCCGCAGGCGCCGGCCACAGCCCAGGGCTTCGCGCCGACGACATACGTCCACTGGAGCACGCCGCGGTGAATTTGCGACAACTTCACGAACGCTCGGTTGATGCGCTCGGCGTCGTCCATGTCGATGCGGTCGTTCACCGGGGCGGCCGGGTGCAGCTCACCGACGGCGTGCCGGCGCATGCTCTCGCAGATCGCGCCGGTCATGCAGTCGTTGCCTCCACCTCGAGTGGGCGCCGCATTGGCCCATGCACCCCAGTTCTCCAGGCGCCGGCCGATGCTGCGCCGCTCCACTTGACGCGCTGGCTGCGGACGCTCGTCGACCAACACGGGCGCGGGCGCTGCTACTTCTTGGAAGTCGTCGACGCGCGCCACCGGCGCAGCTGGGCGCCAGTTGCGCGTGATTGTGGTACGGCGTTCGGTCAAGTGCGCCCCTTCCTTGCGCGGTCGACCATGCCGGCGCCGATGCAGCGGCCGACCAGGCAACCGAGCACTGGCGACAGGGCGATCCAGAGGACGAGGGCGGTCATGCTGCCTCCGCGAGCAGGTCGGCCTGCGGTTGAACGGTGGGGATCGCCGTGATCGTCACCACCACGCGCGCTTCGCCGTCCGGCTCCATGCGTTCACTGGTCAGGCGGCGCACCCACTTGTCGTCCTCGATCGCCACGTCCTTGAGCGCGTCGAGCAGCACCTTGTTGGCGTTGTCGATGTCCACACACATGACCGAGTCGTCCCAGGCGGCGCCGTTCTGGCGCATGCGCTTCTGCCAGTCGAGTGGGCGCTTGGGGTAGAGCTTCACGTCGATGTGCACGCGGCCGGTGATCGGGCGGACGACGCCCTGGGCATGGCAGCAGGCCGTAGCCTGCGCGCGGTACTGCTTGCCCTCCTTGGTCGGCAGGATCGCCAGGTGGTTCTTCATCTTCACCGGCATCCAGTAGCGATTTACCGACAGCGGATACGGCAAGGTGAGGGTGATCGTCTTCATGGCTTCACAGCCTTGCAGCCCATGTGCGTCTTGGCGTCGGCGGCGATGCGCGGCGTCAGGCCGCGGCTCTCAGAGACGTACTGGCAACCGGTCGCCTTGTCGGTGTACACGTAGAGGTCGTACAGCGTAGCGGTGGTTTCTGACTTCGGACCGTCGCAACCGGTCAGTAGCAGCGCGGCGAGGATGAGAATTTGCTTCATAGTTCGGGTTTTCTCCTGTTGTTGTCGCCCGGGCTGTCCGGGCGGGGTGGTGGTTACTCGACGATCAGCCAGTCCTCGGCCAGCGCATCGCTGCCGCTGGGCGCCCAGGTGCTGACGGTGTCGTCGACGCCCTTGAGGGCGAGGTAGGCGTTGTACGGAACCATGGCGCCTTCGCCGAAGTGCGCCTTCGCCGCGCCGGTCTGCACCGGGTAGCTGGCGGCCGGGACCAGGTACACGAACATGCCCTTGCCGTTCCAGCCGGCGCGGGCGACGCGCTTGCCCGCCTTCAGGGCGCAAAGCGCGGTGCCGAAGGTTTGGCCAGCGGTCGACGCTAAGCCGCCGCCGGTGCTGGCCGACCCGTCGCCGTAGGCCTTCGTCTCGACGCGGGCCGTTGACACCTTGCCCTCGATGGCCGCGCGATATGCGGCGGCAGCCTCCAGCACCTGGCGGTGGCCGTTCAGCCCAGGCGTGCGCAGCGCCATGTCGAGCATGCCGGCGCGCCAGCGCTTGTCGTCGGCATCACGGTCGCCAGCAACGGCCATCTGGCGTTCGCCGTCGGCTTTCTTGGCCTGGACGATCTGGTACGGCATCCAGGTGGCGTAGTGACCACCTTCGGGCACGTCCTGGCCCTCCTGGATCAGCGGGACCGGTCCGAGGCGAATAACCGGCGCCCCGTCAGCGTCAAAGACGCCCAGCATCAGCGTGCCGTCTTCGTTGACCTTTGCGACGATGCCCGCCAGCGGTTGGCCCTCGTCAGGGTGAACAAAACCGGAAGTGGCGGTATTGGCGGCAGGGTAAAACCAGACGATGCGGCCGATGGTCGGTTTAATGGTGGTGGTATCTGGCTCGCGGAACTGTCGCGGAACGGGGTTGATCATGTTGCTTTTCTCCTAAGGTGCTGCGGTTGACACGCTCTCGCGTGCGAAGTGGTCTCGGTTCAAACCCTGGCGACCTTGCGATCCCGCGGAAACTGGCCCCTGCTGATCGCCGCTTCGGCCTGCCGCGTCTGCCATGCGCCTCGCTCGAGGAACAGCACGCAGGGCCGCTCGACGTTGGTCGACAGCACGGGCTTGTCCCAGCCGCTGCAGTGGCCCGTGCGCTCGACCGCTGCTTCCTTCGCGGAGACTGGCGGCGGGAAGCGGTTGCACATGCCGCAGGGCTGGAACTCGCGGGTCATGCGGCCCGTCCTTGCCGTTTGGCGAGCTCGGCGTTGATGCGGGCCTCGTAATCCTCGTAGCTCTCGTCGGTGCCCTTCGGCTCCATGCCCTGGGGCTTGTGGGGGTGCAGGGCGTCAAGCAGGCTCGGCCTCGGCGCCGCTGCCTGTTCGAGCAGGATCGTCGCGACCGTCTTCTCGAGATATTTCACGGGGATGTTCTCGCCCGGTTTTGCGGCCTTCGCCTTGGCGATTGCGACATTCAGCAGCTCGTTCGTGACGCGCGAGTTCCGCGACCAGGCCAGGACGAACGGGTTCTGCGAGGTCGTGATGACGTCCTTGGCGCACAACATCGCGGCGATTTGCTCGCGGCGGTTAGCGGCCACGAACGGTTCGGCAGGCGGTTCAAACGAAGAATCGTCGTCTCGCGGTGTTGGCGGTTGAGATGACGATGTATTGTTTTTAGTAGTTAACTGTCCCTGTCCCTCTCCCTGTCCCTTGGAGTGGTTTTCACCAGTGACAGCACCGGTATGTCCCGGTGACACGGCGGGTTTGTCGCTAGGGACAAATAGCGGCTGTCCCACGGGACAACCTGCCTCCATCCATGCATCGAACTCGGGGAAAACGACCCTTGTCCCGTGTCGCTCGTTGTGTTTCTTGATGCGCGAGCACTCGGTTCTCAGGCGCTGTCGCAGTTTCGCGAGCCAGGCTTCATTGGCCTTTTCAGCGACGACAGGGTGATACAGGCGGCCGTCCGCGCATTTGATCCAGCCGCGCAGTGCGCCGGCACGGACTTTCGTCCATTCCTTCACGACGCGGCCGTAGCCGGCGTACTGGGCCAGCACCTTGTCGTCGTCGGGGAGGGAGGCGGCGGGAACCTGGTGCCAAGATGCGCACCAGAGCAGCACAGCACAGCGGAACTCGTCCGCTTCGGCAGTTACGGCCAGGTCGCTGTCGCGCAGGCGAACGACGTCGAGCGGCATGAAGGCGAAGTCGCGCAGATCGCAGTCGGCGGGGGTAAGTGGCGCCGGCAGCATGTTGAGGTCGACGGGTTTCACGTTCCCTCCTGCCAGAACAGGCCAGTGCGATCGAGCGCACGGGATGCGGCCGGATTCAGCCAGAGGCATTCGGTGCGCATCGCGGTGCCGCGGGCGGCGGAGATCCGGGCCTCGGTGCTGGCCATGGCCCATCCCTGCAGCGCGCCCAGGTACATCGCGCTGGCATACCCGCTCAACACGACCATGCCCTTTACTTCGAGCAGCTTGTCGAGCAGCTGGGCGTGGTCGTCGTCGGTCAGCTCACAGTCGTAGTACCGACCGTGCCTCGCGCCCACGTTGCGGGTGCCCATGACATATGGCGGGTCGACGTAGAACAGTGTGTCCTCGGCGTCGTGCTGGTCGATGATGCCCAGGGCGGGGCGGTTCTCGATCATGATGCCGGACAGGCGGGCGCATACTCGAGCGAGGGATTCCGGGAAGCGTGCCCACAGCTGCTGCGCGGTGCCGTGCTTGCGCCTGGTGTCGATACGGAACCCCGTCGTGCCCTTGGTGGCGCCGGCCGAGCCGAAACCCATCTCGGCCCGGACCAGCGTGCGCCGTGCGCGCTCGATCGGGTCGTCGGTCGGCTCGTAGGCTGCGTTGAATTCGTCGCGGGCGTATGGTGTGAGCAGCAGAAGCTGGATCAGGCGATCGCACTGGCCAGCGTCGCGCAGCACGCGGAACACGTTGACGATGTCGCCGTCCAGGTCGTTGTACACCTCGGCATAGGCCCGCTCCTTTTGCACCAGTACGCCGGCGGCGCCGCCGAATGGCTCGACATAGCAGCGGTGCGGCGGGAAATGCTTGATGACCCACGGCGCCAGGCGGAACTTGCCGCCGTGGTAGCGCAGGACTGGGCGCGTCGGCGCCTCGGTTTTGATGGTCGTCGTCATGGGGGCGACACCTGATCGATGACGCGGCGCAGCTCCTGGCGCCCGTGGTATTCGGCCCGCTTCGTGCTGTCGCACTTGTCGGCGATGGCAGCCTTGTCCAGGCGCCGCCATGCCTTGGCAACGTGGGCGATTTTCTCGTCCTCGGTCGCCTGTTTGT